CCCTCGGCATTTCGGAAGGCTGCCATGTCCTCAAGGCGACTAGCAGGGCGGGACCAACTGCCCCAGCGTGACGCTCGACCGTTGAAGTCAAAGCGCCAGCGGAGCCGGTATCTGTCGTAGTTGGAAAACAACGGTTAACCTCTAGTGCAATATCTTCAAACTTCCCCTAGAATGTGCCGTAACCTATTGAAATCATTAAGCCGTGTAGGCAAACACAGTCGTGAACGCCCACTGAATAATGCCGCCTATCGACGCTGTAGAAGGCAAGGCGTAACGGAGCCGGATCTGAGCGCGGTTTCCAAGCACCGTGTCGCTAGACTTACCAACCTTGCCAGCTTCGGGAGCTGACGGAGCAATCTTCGCCGAGCCGTTCCAGTAGAACGCAGCGTCTTCGTGCATGGTGATTGGATGCGCCAGAGTACCAACTTGCACAAGGCTGTAGGTCTTGCCGAAGATGCGCTTTTGACCAGTCGACTCACGGGCTGGATCAAACTGGCTAGCCGTCGAGACTGCGTAGCTCATGTCCATGTGGAGGCCGGAAGCTAGGCCATCTGAGTTATTGGCCGTACCGCCTGCGTCTTCCGATCCTTGCTCTAGTAGGGTGGCAAGGTCAGCCGACGGGGAGCTGGAAGCTGGACCGCCGTAGGTGCCTGAGAACTCACCGAGGAAGAACGAGATATTGGTGATTGGGTCGACCGTCGCGTCGTGCGATAGGTAGAGATCTTTCGATCCACCGTTCTCAGCCTGAGCGCCAGACAGCGGCGCATAGCTGCCGTTAGATGCCTGACCAAGATCCGCCCCTGTATCACCACCCGAAAGACCGTCAGCAATATCAGCCGAAGCCGTCGCGGTAGATCCAATGCGTAAAGTAACTAAAGCCATCGTTAACTCTCCTCACTTATGGTTGCGTTATATCCACCGACGGTGCCCGAGTAGACCGTATTACCAGCATTATAAGGGCACATTTGCAGCACCCAAACTTTCATGGGAAGTTTCAGCCCAACCGGGTCATAGCCGATCTCGCGGATCATTGCCGCGACGTTGGGATAGACGACCGAGCCGATGGAGATATCCAGCCTTATTATATCGCCAATATCCCGCAGACAGCTTCTCCAGGTGGCAGTAAATTCGCCAATCTCCAGTGATGAGCTGGCAATCTTCAGGATCTCTTTTACTTGATTAGCGACGACGGCAGGCTCGTACAGGTTTGGAAACGTAATCTGTTTACTGATTTCCTTACCGCCGATCTGGTCGATAGCGGCCTGATTTCTGAAAACTAGAGTCTGTTGCGTGTTTTCGTTTCTGACCTTGTGATAATCGAACGTACCCCTGGCGCGGTTAAAGTTGTTTCGTTCATCAAGACCAGGCTTAAACGATCCCTGCTCGATGTCCCAATTTTTAATCGTGTAGTTTTGGGTCGCCCAATCCTCAAAGTGAAGGCTGTTGATCTTGAGCTTTTGCTCGCGACTGATAAAAGCCTCCAGCCTTACCTGCTCAAGCAAAGACAGAGCGTACTGAATGGCAGACTTCGGCTCGTCCTCGTAAATCCTGCTTTTAAAGGTCGAGATGGCCGACTGCGCTGGGGTCGACTTGTCGCGGTATGTCGTCCAATTAGCGTCAAAGTCGCCTGCTGTAAGGCCGACGTAGGTTTGCAGTATGTCCATGGCCTGGGCGATTATGTTGTCCGAATGGACGCCGCCAGTGCCAAGGGTCTTACCTTTTACCCGGACATAAAATTGATCGCCTGTTGAGAACTGATAGGCTTCGTTGTCTTTCCAAAGGACGCTGGTGTCCTGCCTGATCTTGAACCGATTATTGTCGGCGCTAACGTCGTAGATCTCGCTCGACGGGACTAAGTAAAAATAGTCGCCGCTTTTGAGATAGACGTTAGCTGGATCAAAATACGGCAAGCTGGACGTAGTGATGATGACGTCAAGATCTGTTCTTCCCACTAAGTCAGCGTCCTCGGCTGACCCGTTCACATAGGGATTGCCACTGTTCACAGGTATGACAGGAACAGCAGCAGGATCAGGGCCAAGGCCAATGGTCCAGTCGCCATAGATCACCGGGACGTATTTACCCTCGTATTGATTCTCAAGTTCAGGAAAAGCGTCCGACGTTATTACTTGATTGGGGAACTCACCCGTGAGCCTGTCGAAAATGTCCCGAGCTACGACGGTGATCGACTTAACCGACCGCTTCATCCCGGCAACGTCGGTTATACGGCCCTCGAATATCTTAAAGTAGGTCTGCCCTAGCTCACCAAGGCCAAGCCTCACAGTGACCGTTTTATTGATCCAGGGGCTATACTCTGCTCCACCCGGTAGATAGACGTTAAACGCCCCATCGACGTTCGATAGCTCAAGCTGAAGGGTCGAGAACTGGATTTCAGGAACTAGCCAGTCGCCGAGGGTCCGAGAAATGACCGGGATATTGGTCCGAGCGTCGTAAAAATAGCCGGTGCCAAAATCAACGACGTACTTGTTCCGGTCGCTGATCCTGATAACCCTGTCGCCCAGGTCAATGTCGCAGACAATCTCTAGGCGGCAATCAAGGTTCTCGTGACTCCAGTCGAGAAAGGCCTGATTAAGAGTTGTGGCAGTCAGATACTTTCGGCGGTCGGCTCCACTCATAGGCTCTCATCGACCTCCAAGGTGAAGCTTACATAGTCGGCGTCATCACCCATGGCTTGGTGCTGCTCAGACGGTATGGTCGCGAGCTTACCAAAGAGACCAAACCTTGTCGGTGTCCTCGGGGCCGGAACCCACAGGGCCTTGAGCGAGGTGCGGCAGTAGTTGAATATCTGCTGGAGTAGGGCGTAGTTCTCGCGGTTATAGTCAAGGCTTCTAAACTCCAAGGTGACAGAGTTCTTGAGCGCCCTATCGTTCGACACTGCCGTAAAGCCTTCGGTCATCACTTTGTCGGCAAAGTGCTTAGGCGTCTTGACGATGGTATCGACGACGTTCTCGCCTTGGAAGATGGCAGCCGAGCCAAAGACGATGCTTCCCACCTGGAGATAGCCGTCCGAGTTGCCTGCATCCGAGAAGGTAAAGCGCCAGTATCTATAACTCGTAAGAGGGATAGTCGGAGCAATCCAGATGATGTTCTCCGTGCCATCTGGCCTCAAGATGTACAGCTCAGGATCGGAGAAGCTAGACGACTGCGAACCCTCGACCCTGATAGATCCAGTTACCCGCAGGTTATGACCAAGGATGCCGATGGTGTCGACAAAGACCCCGTTAGAGATCTGCGTGTCACAGACCACCGTGCAGTTAGTGAGAGAAGGAGTTCTGAACGCCTGCTCTACTACGTCAGTGTTGAGATTGTTGACGCTGAAGTCACCAGGGCTTTGCTCGCCAACCGTCACCGTCCAGTTGGTTCCAGTTGTACCGCGACTTGGGAAATCCCAAAGGATGCGAAGGTTGTAGGTGTTATAGAGAACCTTCCTGACCTGCGCGCCAATGGACTTAGATTTTTTAGCCTCGACCTGGGATAGAACCGAAAGGCTGTCGATGATTTGACGGTCAACCTCGGATAGAAGCTCCTTAGTAGCATCAATCTTCCTATCGACTTCGGACAGGGTCGGCTTGAAGATGGCAGGCTTTCTTTCAACCTGCATCAGTAGGTCGGCACACACATAGCCGGCCATATACGGGTTGGCTAGGTACGCTGTCAGTTGATAGCCGAACTCTAGGCAGTCGCCCTGCTTGATCCTATCGCTGCTCACCTCCATCAGCGTTAAGCGCGGTGCTGGGGTGACTTTCCTATCAGCCTCGGAGAGTGTGATCGTCGGCTCAACAACAAGGAGCCTGTCGACCTCGGAGAGAGTTTCTGTCACTCCACTAACAAACCGTTCGGCCTGGCTGTCGACCACTCCTGGTTGATTGATCGACCGTTCGGCCTGGCTAGCTATCGTCAATGAATCGGCTATTTGCCTATCGACCTGCATCCCAAGGCCGTCGTAAGCCACGCCCTGGAAGTATATGCCGACAAGGTAGTCTGTCTCCAGATAGCCGATTTCAAAGAGAATAGTCATTATTTCCTAACCCCGCCGGAATAGACCACCGCTCTACCGTCAAGGGAGCCGCGCTTTAGCTCCTCTTTGAGTGCAGGCATGATGCGCTGACGCACAAAGTTTTCGTCGATCCGGTCTTTATTTTCGATTGTGAGATTGAGAGAAATATTTTGAATCGTCGGGTTGGCCTGCGACCTGCCGCTGTTCAGGGCAAGTAAACCAGGCAGACCGATTGACGAGGCAGCGTCTTTGTTGATGACAAATTCGCCAGCCGTCAGCATCGCCGGTACCCGGTCTATTCCCCCCGGTCCAGTCACAAGACCGCCAGTGGCCAGCCTAGCCACCTTGGTAAGCTCGCCGGGGATTAGATCGGTTTCACCAATTAGCGTGCCGCCAAACTCTCGCCCAAGGATACTGCCGCCGTAGGTGATCGCCGGTATTTTCAAAGCATTAAAAGCCTCAATGATGCCGTTTATAACGTCAATCATCGGATTAAATACCGCTTTGAAAGCACCCTTCATGATGTCGCTTCCAGTCGAGAAAGCGTTCTCGATAGACGTTTTGATACTGTTAAGGTCCAATTTGAATAATGACTTAAATGTATTTCCAAGACCGGTAAATAGCGAGTCGATAGCCGTGCCAATAGACGGCAGAGCGCCTGTGAAACCGTCAGAGATTGACTTGCCAAAGCCTGTAAACGCTTCCCCGATGGCCCCAGTGAAGCCATTCCATATCTTAGTACCCCAATCCCCGAACGTTTTGGCTATGTCTCCAACAGCCGTGACAAGGCCGTCCCAGATGGCTTTGCCCCACTTACCAATCGTTTCAGCAACGTCGCCAATGGCACCAGTAAGGCCGTTCCAGATCTTAGTGCCCCATTCGCCGATCAGCTCTGCACCAGCAGCAAAGGCGTTCCAAATAGCTGTACCCCAATCACCAATCGTTGCCGCTGCCGTCTTGAGGCCTTCCCAGATCTTGCCGCCAGCTTCAGACAGCCACTTCCAGCCGTCTTTAAGCGCCTGGACAAAATATTTCCAGATGTTCTTACCAATGCCCCTAGCAGAGTCCATGATGTCGTTGACCATGCTCTCGGCGTTCTTGTAGGCGTTGGTCAAAGCATTGACGGTGAAGAGCTTGTTTGTATCTTGAGTAACGGATGCCAAACTCTTGGCAAAGTAATCTTTGTCTATTCCTAGCTTTATGGCTGGTGGCTTGATGCCTTTCCAGACGTCGCCGATGCCCCGGAATAAGCCAACGATCATGCGCCATACAGCAAATCCAAGGCTCTTGGTTAAAGACGATACCAAATCTGGTAGACGGGCTAAGAGCCTCGCCAAAAGATCCGGTATGACCTCGGCCAGAGCCTCCATCAGCTCAGGCAAAGCGTCGGCCAAAGCGATAATGAGGTCAGGTAGTTTTGCCGCAATGGATCGCAGAATGTTTGGCAAAGCCTTGGCTAGACCCTGGATGGCCTTCGGGATGTTGTCGGTAAATCTTGTGAGCATGCTATCAAGACGACCTAGGGCATTTACCAAGGCCCGTGGGAAGTCTAGAAGGGCCTGCAAGGCAGACGTAACGCCGTCCAAAATACCAAGTATGATCTTCGGCAGTTCCATAATGATCTTAGCAATCATCATGTAGATGTTACCCATCTCACCCACTGCGCTACCAATATCGCTGGCAAGCGAAGACACCCCTTCTGGAATGAAGTCGGATATGACCGATCCCATGGCGTCCGTAGCTTTGCCGGCCCATGTGCTGAGACCGTCGGCAGCTTCCGTTACCCATGTTGCAATCGGTCCTGGTTTATTGGCCGTATTCTTTTCTTCTGGAGCTGGCGGGCCAACAAACTTTTTCGGATCAATCGGAGGCGGTGTGCTAGTAGCTTTGGCATATAGCTCTTTTGACAGCTTAATAGCTTCTCTGAGGCTGTTCTTAAGACCGTCAAACATCTTCGACAAGCTGACGCCCATAAGGTCAGACACCATCGAGAAGTATTCGCGCATATCCTGAAGGTGCGTGCCAAAGATTGTTTTCGAGCGCATCAGGTTGTCTATCTGCTTCCCGTAGATCTCACCTTGGATGGCTCTTTGAATGTCAAACTGTTGCCAAGACTGGTCGGTCAAAAGGCCGTTTAGAGCAGCTTCTTTTTGCTTATTGTAGATGGCTAAGACAGCTTCATTGTTCTGAGCTTTAAGTGAGCTTAAGCCTAATGCGTTAAGCTCGGCATTAGTCCTAGCAAGTTCCTTCGTTTCAAGAACAGTCTCACGCAGGTACTCAAGGCGCTTACGCTCAACCGCCGCCTTGCCGTTTTCAATTGCGATCCTTTTGCCTATCTCAAGAAGGTCAATAGCTTGCTTTTTAACCTCACTGCCGACCTTGAGGGTACGCTCGATGGTGTCTATTTCTTTTATGCGATCAGCCACCTTTTCATTGATTACGGCTATTTCTGATCGTGAATCTCCAAGATTATCGCGCTGAATTTCAGTGATCTTTTCTTGGATGTCCCTAATTTTTTCTAGGCCTTTTAGCCTTTCCTCTTGAAAGGCTGCTGATCGCGCCTGTTTAATTGCTTTAATAGTTGCATTGGTAGTTATTAAGTCCTCAAGACGTAGCTTGCCAATACGCTTTAAGCCTTCTTCTTCAGCAGTAATAGCTTTTAGTTTTTGATCAAATTCAAGGTTAATAGCTTGAATATTTTGGCCGCTGTACTTGAGCTGATCTATTTTGAGCTTCGACTGCTCATCCATCATCTTGGTTACAACGTCTTGGCGAGTCCGTTCAGCATCTATCTCGGCTTTAATAAGCTCGATCCTTGCCTCTGCTATAGCCTTAGCTTTGTCGCCGTTGTCTTTTGGCATCGCCATGGCTTGCTGGACAGCATCCTGAGAATCAAGAATCCTAGCGTTTATCTTGTCATAGTCATCACCGAGAACTTTTAGGCGTTCACGCTGTACATTGAATGCTTTGACTATACGATCTGTCATTCTCTCTAGCTTAGAAGCTGTCATCTCGCCTGAGTCGCCAAGATTTTTAACAGCTTCGGAAGCATCATCAACACCAGCTGTAGCCGCATAGGCCGTACCGCCAAAGTCTCCCAGCCTCTTACCAGCTGCGTCGACCTGCTCGGTCATGTCGTACAGGTCTTCGCTGAGCTGCTCTATCATCATTTGATAAGCTGCTTCGTCTTCTTTATCACCAAAGATTTGACGTAGCTTGACTATACAAATGGCAGTCACGTTAACAGCTTCTAGAAGGCCGCCAATAATAATTTCAGCAAGTGCCACTATCTTGTCGAACGCTGAACCTAGGACGTTGGCAAACTGTTCCCAGATAGAAATGCTTTTAGCAACAGATGCAGATGATTTGTTTATTGCATCGGTTGATCCAGCAAACGCATGCTGAAGAAATTTACTTTTCTCGGTTAGACGATTTACAGCCGAAACGACAGCCGATATCGCAGTCACAACGGCAGAGACTTTCCAGAATATTGGATTTGAAAGAACCGCTACAGTTATCATCCATATGGTTCTTGATAAAGATACAAATATATTTCCAAGTGCCGTCAAACTTGTAATGAGCATGCCCTTGGTGAAGTTGACCATATTAGAAAATACGGACGTTAGTCCTGTAATAGCCACAACCTGTTGATTAACAGCTCCATTTGCAACAGTGAAAGCTAGGGTTAAAACACCCTGCAAACCAGCGCTAACCTTGATAAGCGTGTTTAATTGAGCAATGGCCGTAGCCAAGATACCGATAGTGAATCCCCATTTGACCGTCAAACCAATAACAACTAAGGCTGCACCAGTGTATGAGACAAGGGTTGCAATTAAGTTTTTAATGGGCTGCGATATTCCTTCGATAGCTTGCATCAAGGTCAGCTGAACGCTGGAGAATAGCTTATAAACTGGTATGCTGCTTTTTGCGAAAGCTGCCGAGATCTCTTCTTGAGAGACCTTTATCCGTCTATTTACTTCAATCAAACTTTCGCCAGTCGACATTATCGATTCATTGGCCTTAGCTGATTGCTCATTCAGAGCAATTAACCTTGCCACAACCTTTTCTTCGGCTGACATTGCATCAACTGTTTTACCTATCTGCTCGGCGTATTTTCCGTTGCTGACCGCAGAATCGTTCAGATGAATGCCAAGCTCTTCGGCTGATCTAGACTGACCAAGAAGAGACATTCTTACAGCATCAGTTGTCTTAACTAAGTCCTCTTGGTTTCTAGAGAAGGCAGATATGTTTATGGCAAGTTGCTTTTGTTGTTCAGCTGTTAAGCTAAATTCTTGGCCTATCTTAGATATGGAGATAGCGAAAGCCTGAGAGTCAGATTCAGTGACGGCTGACTGTTGTTGTACTTTTTTAAGTACAGACTCCCACATGACTAGCCTTGTTTGTGCCTCGTCAAAGCTACCAGAAAGCCTTTCAATGGATCTTGTAAACTTATTGGTAGCATCCTCATCCTGAGCAGCTAACTGGATACCAGCATCAAAAGCCGTAAATAACTTAGTACCGACAGAAGTAACTAGATCTCCAATCGCGCCAGTAGCAGCCTTTGCAACTTGCACAAGACCACCCAAGGCAACTGCCATGGCTATAGCAGTTCCACCAGTGAATTTAGCAGCAGCCGAATCGCTCTGTATTAGAGCTATACCAAGACCAGCTATTCCGGCAGTTAAGTTTGTTATCGTCCCGCTAACGACGCTGACACCGTTTGCAAATGGGACTTGCGTATCTGCTACAGCAGTTAGGATTGAAACAATATTTTTTGCATCTTTTCCAAATCCAGAAACCGTTTTCCCAAATATCGAAGTAATCTTTCCAGCAAGCTGGAACGAGGAGGCGAACTCACCTACAAACGGCAAAGAGCTTCTGAAAGCAAGACCAAGGCCAGCCATTTTCTTTGAAACAAAATCTAGCCTATCTGAAAAATTCTGTATTAGTGGAGCCGCCAAGCCTATGCCACGGGCAAAAAATTGCATGATTGGCGAATCTTTTTCACGAAACGACGAAGCAAAAACCTTGATACGTCCGCTTAAATTGGTGATATCAATGCCGAATCTTTGAACAGATAGTCCTATTCCTATCAAAGATGAGCCAAAAGATTTAGTTAGGTCGATAAGTTTTATACGAACATTGTTGATGACGTCGAAGACTTCAAACATGCCCATACTGGCTTTGCCAAGAGCTGGACCAAGCTTGATAAAGCTTCTCCAAACGCCCTCCATGCCAAGACCAAGAACAAAAACAGATAAATATAAATTATCTAATACCTTTTTAAATCCTGCGAATAGGCTCAATGTAAGGTCAAATAATAGAAATACGCGATTGTTAAAAATGACATTTAATGCAGCCCAATAGTCTCTCGCGAAAAAAGCAATCTTAGTTCCAGCGACATAAATAGATTGTCCAAATAAATTTAATGACCTTGCTGATGTTTGCGTGAACAAAGCAAGCCGGTTAGCCATTGAGTCTATGACTGGCTCTAGATTCTTAAAGAAGACTCCAGTTCGAGCAATGCTGACACCAGCAAAGTCAACACCAGAGGCAACGACATCAAGAGCTGGTGCTATCAATCCAACCGTGTTCAGAAAATATTTGACGATTGCAGGGTCACTGGCTTTAGCTAGGCTATAAGTATAAAGCCTAATAGACTGTGCAAAATTAGATACGTTTATACTGTAGCTTTGAAATATTCTGCCAAGTCTTAAAAAGTTACTTTCTAGAGACCAAATAGTTCTCTTTAGAAAGTTCTCATCGCCAAGGGCTACCGTAAATCTTTCACCAATGTACTCAAAAGCATTTCCAACCCTGATCAAAGTGTCTGAGAACGCATTATAACTGACGGCAATATCTGAAATAGACTTAGCCGCAGAGACCATACTGTCAAAATTATCTCTCAGATACTCAGCAGTATCTTTCATCACACCTAATTGATGGGAAAGCTTTTCAGATGAGGAGGCAATTTTATTAAAATCATCGTCAATCGACTTGGCCCAGGAATCAAATTCTTTAGAGTCAATATCGACTGTGATTTTTAACTGTTCCTTGGTTATTGCCACTTTTTGACCTCATTTAGACCTTGGCGATGTCTGCTTCCCGCTGTCTCCGAGTATCATCCTAGCCCTACTCACAAATTTCTGATTATCGTAAAACGGTAAAAACCAAGCTAGAAGCTCGATCCAGTAATCGGTTTGTTCAGAGAGTGAACCTTTATCAAGCATCATACCCGTATGCGCCGCCACTATCAAAAGCCGATAGAGAGCTACGGCCTCATGGTCCCAAGTTGCTTTGCCTGGGCAAAAGCCAAAGAGGGTTCCGCCCTTTTCGATGTAGATAGGAAATACGGCGCTATCTTCTGGGGTAAAGTCGTCTCTATCTTCGCGGCATCTGCGGAGGGTCTGAATACGGGCAGGACAGGTCGCGCAATCGAACGACCGGCCCTGCGCTTTTAAATTCCCATGATCGGCAAAGCTAAGCTCAGCCAAGGCCATTATTTTTTTTTGAGACCATCCGTCGCGTCTTTAGGACCAACAGCGCTTTGGCGGGCGCGGTACAGGTCGACAACCAGACCAGCTGCCTGGAGGAGACTCATCAGATCTTCACTGGCACCGCCGTCAGAATGGGCCTTGAAATCGATCTTGTCTTCGTCCGATACGTTGGCTGGATTCTCAACGCCGATGATCGAACAACGGACTTCCTCAAGCATGAAAGCAGGCTGAATCGTTACTTCGCCGCCTTGGTACTTGAATTGCTGGTTCTGCACACCTTGGGCTAGGCGGTATGGTAAAACTTTACGCATTACAAGACGAGTAGGCTCGTCCACCAGCTTCAGATGCTCTTCGCTGAGACTGTTCAGGTATGCGTCGTAGTCTGCGCCTTCTCCAAGCGCCGAATCAATACGCATAACAACCTTGAACGACTCGGACTTAGACGGCAGCTTTAAAGCCATGTTTTCCTCCAGAGTAAAAAAAAATAGGGTGGTATTTCTCCACCCTATCAATAAAAGCGTAAAATGTTTACTTAAATTCGAGCGCGATCTCGTCAGCTTGGTCTAGGCCAGTCTGGTACGCATCACCCTCGAAGCTAACCGGAACCGAACCAGTCTCAGGCAAGCTGAAGGCTGGGACTTTGAACTTCACGCTTGGGCAAGCAACCTCTAGGTGGCGACCAGCCGACTGACCAAGAACGATGGTCAAGTCTTGTGCTTCAAAGTCTTGAATGCGGTTAAAGAGCTTGATGGTTTCGGCGTTGAGGTTGGTCTCAACCGTTACAGTAGCGGTCAAACGGCTACCAGGAACGAAGTAAGGCGAAGCTAGGCCGTCGGTGCCGTAGCTGTAGTTTACTACTTCGTGGTTGTTCTGGATATTAACCGTAGCCGAGCGGAACGCGCTCACTGAAAGGCCAGCAAGGTTCATCGAACCAACAAGGCCAGTCACAGGATTGTTGATCGCGCTTGGTGTCTCTGGCTCGTAGTAGCACAGGTAAACCGCAGCAGCAGAACCATCAGCGTCGGCCAGGGCCGCGCCTGAGAGGGTTACAACGTCGCCAGCAATCGACTGGACGAAGCGAGCAGAGCCGGCAGCCGTATCAGCCGAACGGGTCACGCCGTCAGCCTTAACCAGCATTACAGCTGCGCCAACCCGGAAGCTGTCGCCTTCGCCAGCTTGTAGGGTGACGGTGTTGCCGCCTTCGTTATCAACAGTCGACTTGCCGATGCCAACGAAGAAAGCTTCCTTAGCAGCGCCAGACCACTCAACCTTAGCCTCGCCGTCACCAGGGAAGCT